CAGATCACGACCAAACTTAAAGAAAGCCACCGGAGTCGGGAATAAATTATTTATATTCACGCTACAGCCTTCTCAAATTCTTCAGCATCAGCCTTCATCTTAGCTAAATCTTCATCAAGCCATATTGTTGGAATACTATCCTCAAACTCACGTATCTTATCCATTACCCATTGCACTTCAGCCCACGATGGGCATGGTCTAGGATCATCCCAACGTGTAAATGTAGTGTTGGATATTTCCCATTTAGCATTAGGACGCAGCAATGACATAGCTACATCGATACCGTACATTCTGTAGAGTTTAGTTTCCATGTGATTATTGGTTGATTTTAATAATTACGATGCCGCTACCGCCAGCACCACCAGCAATAGTAGAGCTGCCGCCATTGCCTCCGCCACCACCTCCGAGATTAGCAGTGCCAGCGCCAGAAGAAGGTGAAGTGCCTCGACCGCCATTACCACCACCGCCAGAGCCACCAGTCCCAAGAGTGCCTGATGTAAATGTACCTGCTCCACCACCACCAGCATAAGTTACTGAACTTCCGCTAATGCTAGAAGCCGTACCATCACCACCATTACCGCCAGCAGAACTTGTACCGTTTGCGCCAGCAGCAGAAGCTCCACCGCCACCACCACCACCATATGCAGAACCAGTATATGTTCCAGAACCACCATTATTTCCTTGTGACGGAGATGTACTAGGAGTGTTACCAGAACCACCAGGACCAGGATTTAATCCACCAGTAGAACTACCTCCACCACCACTACCACCATTTAAACCTGTTACATCGCTAGTTCCAGATGCTAATTGGCATCCACCCGCACCACCTCCAGCAGAAGTAATACTACTAAATACTGAGTTAGATCCACTAGCGCCTTGACCAGATGAAGAACCTGCGCCACCAGCTCCAACGGTAACCGTATATTCTGTGCCAGCCGTAACAGACAATGATGTTCCAGCTCTAAAACCACCAGCACCGCCGCCACCGCTACCGACTGCTGGGCCGGAATTAGCATTGCCGCCGCCCGAACCACCACCAGCCACGACTAAATAATCAACGCTAGTCACGCCAGTAGGGCATACCCATGCAGTAGATGATTTAAATGTAAAGACTGTTTGTGATGCTACGGAATAAGAAAGAATGACTATGCCGGAACCGCCTGTGCCGCCTACTCCGTTTCCACTAGAACCACCACCACCGCCACCACCTGTGTTAGCTGTTCCAGCAGTTCCACTTGCTCCACTAGATGTAGTTATAGCTCCACCACCACCACCTCCAGTACCACCTGTTCCACCGGTTACTACTGCAGCCCCACCGCCGCCGCCGCTATAGGTCACGCTACTTCCGGTAATAGTAGATGCAGTTCCATTAGCACCATTTTGATTTGTGGCTGCTGCTGATGCTCCACCACCACCACCGCCATTCGTTCCAAGCGTGCTACTTGCGCCATTATTACCTTGTGATGGACTTGTAGATGGTGTGTTTCCTGAACCGCCGGCATTTGCTCCACCGAACCCAACTGCGCCGCCGCCACCTGATCCGCCAGAAGCGCCAGTAAAAGTTGGATTTCTTGAACCTGCTCCTCCATAACCTCCGCCAGCGGAAGTAATAGTAGAAAAAGTAGAATCTCCACCATTTGTATTATTTGCTGATGTACCTACTGCTCCACCTGCACCAACTGTAATAGTGTAATCAGTACCCGCAGTAACGCTTAATCCTGTGCCAGTACGGAAGCCACCAGCTCCCGCCCCACCTCCTTGATTATCACCACCGCCACCGCCACCAGCAACCACAAGGTAGTCAACTGTGGTGACACCAGTAGGAGCAGTCCACGTACCAGACGCAAGGAAACGCTGAACAACGGTGACATTGCCACCGCCAACAGCCAACGCTTGCATAATCTTTGAATAAGCAAACATTATTAAACCCTTATGGCGTGTAGTTTTGGGAGAAGTTTCCGTACCAATTTGTTCCGTCAGACGTAAATGTCAAAATATCCATTTTGCCAGCCGTAGCCGTAATAGTCGGAGCAGTACCACCGGAAAATTTCACACCAGTAAATGTCGCAGTACCGTTACCAGTAGATGCGGCTTGCTTTAGCAACAAGATAAAACTCTTGCCAGCGGTTGCGGTCGGCATCGTAAATGTACAAGCTGTAGAAGCTGTCAGCGTTGCAGTTTGAACTGTGCCGTTAGTCAAAGACAATGTGTGCGCGCTGCTAACTGTACCAATAGCAACCACGCTTTCCGTGTAGTCTGTAATGGTTGGGTTAGTGAGCGTTTTATTTGTTAGTGTCTCAGAACCAGTTGGCGTTACATAGTCTGTTCCAGCGGTAGCATTTGCTAATGCGCCACCACTATTGGCTTTTAATATTGCCGTGCCACTTGGAGGCGCTAGATAGTCTGTGCCAGATGTAGCGGCAGACGCCACGCCCGATGTAGCCTTAACCAAACCAGTTAGTGATGCGCGTTTGATTAGTTTGCCGGTCGTGCTGTTAAACAGCGCTAACTCGGAATCGACCGACGATGCTGGGCCAACTACGTCGCCAGTACCAGTAGAAGCAAAGGATAAAACACCAGAGCCATCCGTAACTAGCGCTTGGTTAGCCGTACCATCGGCGATAGGAAGCGCAAGCGTCAGATTGCTGTTAGTGTTTCCCGATTGCAGAGTGGTGGTTCCTGTTCCACTCGCATTTCCTTGAATTTTTAAATTACTCATGTTGATTCCTTAATTAAGAACTAACCATTTTTGACCAGTACCCACCGTTACCGCTATCCCAGTATTTACAGTAACAGGGCCAACTGATAGGCCGTTTTTGGCCGATGATATAGTGTAATTAGACGATATCGTCTGTTCATTCTCTAATATGGTAGAAGAACCGCCGCCACCGCCTGATGCCGCAATTGTAATAGCTCCGGCAGCATTTGTGATCGTTATGTTCGACCCAGCGGTCAACGTCGCTTTAGTTAGCGTGTTGCCGGTGGAGTTACCAATTAACAGTTGGCCATCAGTAAATGTGGTTTGACCTGTACCGCCATTAACCACTGGCAAAGTACCTGTCACACCGGTAGATAAAGGCAAACCGGTTGCATTAGTTAATGTGCCGCTGCTTGGTGTGCCTAAAGCACCGCCTGGCGCAACATAATCAGTCCCTGCCGTTGCAGCGCTTGCTACGCCAGACGTTGCTTTAACAAGACCGGTTAGCGTTGCACGTTTAATTAGTTTGCCAGTAGTGCTATTAAACAGTACAAGTTCAGAATCAACTGAAGATGCTGGGCCAACCACATCGCCTGAACCAGCAGGAGTACCCCACGACGCATCGGTGCCGTCGGTGGTTAAGAACTTGCCGCTGTTACCTGTTTGGTCTGGCAGACTTGCCCCACCACTACCACCACCTGACGCGCCTTGGTTGATGATGACTTTTAGACGATCAGTAATGTCCGGCGGTAGTATTTCACCCGCATTGATCTCACGACCATTCGATAACGTGATGACTAGGCTGTTGTCAAAGTCCAAACGTATATCAGCGATTGATATACCGTCAGCACCGTCCAAACCATTGATACCATCCACACCATCGCGGCCATCACGGCCAGCTAGACCGTCTTTTCCATTCTTACCGTCACGACCGTTAACCCCATCACGGCCATCAATACCATCACGACCGTCCTGAATGCTGGCAATGCGGGACTCCAGCATTGAATAAACGCTGTCGTACTTGCCTTCTAGGTCGCCCTTCATCTTCTGAAGCGCTTGGATGACCGCTTGAGCGTTTTCGGCTGCTTTTTTCTTCTGCATTGCCCGAGCTTCGGACACCGTATTGTTTACAGAGTCAAAAAGGCTGTCGGGAACCTGATCTACGTCGAATAGCTTGTCAATATCCATTATTGCATTCCCTTTTGCAGTTCTTCAAGGAAGTCATTTTCAGCACCGACGACATTATCCTTGGCTTTTGACATTTGCAGCTCGACAATCTTGGACTTATTCTTGATGTCAGCTTCTTTCAACATCAATTCAGCGACCTTGACGCGCTTATCAAACTCTCTGGAGGCCATGTCAGCCTGATTGGGCAGGTTAGCCGTCAATCCTTGCTGAATCTTGGCTTGTACTTCCAAAGGTTTCAGCTTGGTGTCGATCATAATCTTGGTTGCTTCAGCACGATTCTGTTCAGCCTGAGTCGTATTGACCGCAATCTGCGCTTGCGCCGCTTGCAAGGCCAACTGTTCTTGAACCATCTGCTTTTGCTGGGCTTCAGGATCGACTTGACCCATAGAATCCAAGCGCGTCATTAGTTCAGCACGGTTTGACAACGAACTATTGGCGACAATGCCCTTCAATATGATAGGCAAAACAGGCGTATCAGGGCCAAGGGTCTGTAACAGGCTAATAAACTGAGCCTGTTCGTATTCCCTAGCTATGATACCTAGTGTCGCAGTTGGTATGAAGACCATATCGACCGACGGATAGCGCTCTGGATCGAACTGCATGAAGCGGTATGCTGCTTTATTGATGAACGGTATCAAGAAGTCTTCTTGGAAGTTCACTAACGTGCGTTTGTACTTCTTGATGATCGAGGCGACTGCCATCGACATGCCCGTACCAGCCGCATCGCGTCCCACTGCGGACACCATGCCGTTAGAGTCTAGTGTGCCGGTTGCTTGCAAGAGCATTTGCTGGAATTTCTCGGCTGTCGTTATGCTTGAGCCGTCTGTCTGGCCAAACTTGAACGGATACAAAATCTCATTCGGGTTGCCGTTGGTGTAAATAGCCTTGCCTGGCATGATTGTCAGCTTCGCACCGCGAGGCAGTCGCGTAGCATCGACCGCCATCATAGGTGAGGCTGTTAATGCCAAGGAATCCAAGTGAGTGCGCACTTGCGCATCAATGGACTTCTGCATGTTGTAGGCTTTTTCGATCGTTCCACGGCCAGGCAATCTATTCGGTACTGTGTCGGCCTGATAAGTCAGTACAGGACGATCCTTCATCATGTACGGACTCTCTTCGGCCTTCAAGAGCAATCCATCGTTAGCGATCACAATGATCGCCTCGACCATATCTTGATAGTCTTCAGCCGCTGAATCATCGGGGAACAGCTCGACGATATCTTCGTCTTCAATCTTTTGCAGGTACTCGCGGGGGACTAAGCCGTAGTAAGTTAGCAGTAAGACTTTCTCATCCTGATACTGGCTAATTTCTTGCGTCGGCTCTAAATCCGTATCTTCGTAGGTCGGGGTGATGTTGACCTTGCGGTAGATACCGCGCTCGATACCACGCACCACCTTGTGAATAGAGACGTACTTCTCAATGGCGACACCCATGCAATCCTCAACGGTTGTGCCGTTTGGGTCCCATAGAAAATTCTTAGGGTTGATCGGCATCGGCTTAACCGATACGCGCATCTTCTCAACCGTACCAATCGCTGCTTGCTCTTGGCCTGGCATTGGCATGGTCGCAGGAACCAATTCCTTTTCCATTGACGTTGTGATTTCGGCGATACCGGTGCCGTAAATCTCAGCCAACAGAACCACTTGATCGACGTGTTTCCTCAACTTGTCGCGCTTAAAGTCTTCCATCATCTGGAGCTTTAAGAACTCGACATCCATTGGGTCGCCATTGACATCGCGCAAATCGTCTTTGATGTCAAAGAACTCGCCAGAGCCAAAGATCGCCTCAATAATCTCAGCGTGGCGAGTTTCAACGGCTTGCTGTGTTGCAGGGGTAACGATGCGTGAGCGCTCTGACTCTCTTGTCTTGTCTTCGGAGGCCCATTGGCCACGGAAGATGCGCTCGTATTCTTCCCATTGCGGGAGGAAGTTAATATCGCGGTACGTTCTCCAACGATCGCAATGCTCCACCACGAAACTGACTAGTTCTTTGTCATTCTCTGTGGGTTGATCGAATTCATTTTGATCCATTTATACACCCGAAATAATGTCCACCGGTTCCCAATCATCGGATTCATCCTCTTGCATATAGGATGTCACGGCCAATTGGTCTATATAGGACAAGGCGTCAGGCAAATCATCGTGTACCCCCTGTGCGGGGAACATGAGAAGCTGGTCTAGGAATATATCCCAATCCTCGTCTGAGTTAAGCACAATCCTGCCATGCTCAAAACGCCCTTGGAGACTCCAAATAATTCGGTCAGTCTTTTTCCGGTTGCCGTGCGTTAGGTCAACTATGTGCGAATATACATTATTCTTGCGCATTAAGTCACTCAAATACGGCAAAACAGCGTTTTTTAGCGCCCCGCGCTCAATTCCAATCGACAGCGGACGGTAGTCGCGCATGGCCATCAGTATCTTT